AATACTATTGAACCTTGCATTGTTGGAGAATGTGATGGATGTCATACAGATAAGAAAGAATGTTATCATTGCATGAGAGCCAATTCAGATTGCTATGAAAGCTAAATGAGGATTTGGCGAGGTAGAAATATGGATAAGCAGGAAGCAATCGAAAAAATAAAAAACTTTCCTAGATGGAATTTGGATGACCAATGGCTTGATGAAGAAGAAATGCAAGAATTGACGGACATGGTCGTGAAAGCATTAGAAATGCAAGAAGAGATGAAACGCAAGAGTGAAGCATTATGTGGAATTACAGCTAAAGATGCAAAAAGCATGATGTGTACTTTGGATTCATTAAGACGATTGGTATTCGCAGTACATGGCTTGATTGACATTGTTGATGATAGAAATATCTCCAAAATGTGTGAGATATTAAATCAACTAACTGAGATTTTAACAGAATAGAGAAAGGAGCCGTTCCACGGCCGGGAAAGTGCTCGATTATATCGGAGAATGGGAAGACATTCCAGCTGAACAGCTGCAACCACCATTTGCGTGGGGGCATGGATGTATAAAAACGCAGAGGGCTACCGAGATGAAACAGCCTGGCGGGCAATCATCGCGGTAGCAAGAGAAGAGAGAATAAAGCGCAGGAAGCTGCAGGAGGACAAGAATATGGGAACAGAAAATAAAACTGGAGAGGTTTGGAGAACACGAACTGTCACAGGAACAGAGAAGATCGTGCTGGTGGTAGCAGACCACGGGGCAATGGCGTATGTAATTCATCTAGCAGAAGAGGGTACGCATACAGATATCGAAGTAAACTGCGAGGGGCTGCGGTACGGTTCCAGCGATCGAATGTATTATGTGCCATCTAGAAGTTTTGAGGAATACCTCCGTACAGTAACAGATGAGCAGCTGGCAGATATTAAAAACAAGCTTGCAGCATCGATCGGGATTGAACCGCAGATCACAGAAAAAGAAGTTGTCCGGGAAGTACCGGTGGAAATTCCGAGCAATATCGCTCCTGCGGAGCCACAAAAATGTTGTGCTGCAGAGGTGCAAGAATTGACTATCCGGGCGGAAAGAGCAGAAGCACTGCTGGAAGAGTACAGAGAGCTGTATAAAAACGTAATCGAAAAAATCTGACGTTATTAAGGAGGGATAAGAAAATGGACAAAAAGGATATTTTAGGAAAGTTGGGCATAATAGCGGCTGCGGCTTGGCTGATACTATTTATTCTGGCGTTTAGTATGGACCGCTCCAGCAGAATGGGAGATGTGTTAATACTCTCAGCCTTTGCTGGGGTGTTGCCTATGATTTTTTTCACGATTGGTGATTAGCCAGATGTATTTTGCAAAGGCGAAAATGAGCATTTAAAGGAAGGAAAAGAACTATGAAAAATTGGAAATTACCATTGATTATTGTAGGAGTAGTAGTGGCAGTAGTTTTGTTGTGTGCGTTTGGAGTGCAGTCAGTACAGAATCGGGCAATCAGTCTGGAAGAATCGGTCTATACCGCTGAATCTGACATTAAAGTGCAGGAGAAACGCAGGGTTGACTTGGTTTATAATCTGGCAGACTGTGTAAAACAGTATGATCGGCATGAATCAGAAACATTGACTGGACTTGCAGATGGAATGAGCGAAGGGAACAGTGTAGAAGATGTAAATACTGTGATCGCGGCAGTTACATATGCTTATCCAGAGTTGAAAAGCAATGAGAATTATAAGCAACTCATGAATGAATTGTCTATTACCGAAAACATGCTTGCCCAGTACCGGGAAAATTACAATAAATCCGTAACAGCTTATAACAGGTATGTAAAGAAGTTTCCAGCAAGAATCTTCCTCGACTGGACAGGCTATGAGGTTTTGAAATTTCAGCGGTTGGATTATCAAGCACCAGTTGACGCACCGCAGGATTTATTTGGAGAATAGCTTATGGAAATAACCAAGCGCGAAATCATCATCAGCGTTGCAATCGCCGCCGTTATGCTAATAGTCGGTTTCTTTATATCTGGAAAAATAACTGATATGCAGAACGATAAGAACGCCGAATACCAGAAGGCAGTGCATATTGAGGACTCTGAATTATTTCGGTATGGCATGGACACAAATGTTGGAAATGCTTTTGTGTATGGAGATTTGCAAGCGGTTGATACAGTGACTTTTGATGAGATTGGCGGGGAATATCTTCATGTTGAAAAGATAGAAGAACGATATGAACGCCATGAAAGAGAAGTGACAGAAACAGATTCAGAAGGTAAAAAGCACACAAAAGTAGAAGTATACTATGAATGGGAAATCGAGGACAGAGAAAGCAAACATTCCGAAAATATTATGTTTTGTGGTATCGAATTTCCGTATGATAAAATCCCGTATTCTCTGGACAATCACATAGAGACAATAAAATCTGGGAGAGAATATAGTTGGAAGTCTGGGGAATTTGTAAAGGTACGGTACAAGTATTACGGGACATCCCCTAAGCATACAGGGACTGTATATACCAAGTTATCGGACGGAACGATTTCGTATAATTCCAGATTTTTCAAAGATTATACCATTGAGCAAGCATTAGACAGTTGTACGCATAGTGTTGCGAATGAAATGTTCTGGGCTTTATGGATAGCTCTGACTGCAGGTGCTGTAATTGGATTTTGCTATTTTGATAACAAGTGGCTGGAAGATTAAACTGATATTTAAGTAAGAAAGTGGATGAGAAAGAAGGTGGCACCGATGGATAAAAACATCCTAAACGACTACATAGATGCATGTGCGCTGGTCCAGGAGACAGAACGGGACATCCGGGCATTAAAGAAAAAGCGCAAGACAATCATCCAGACGAATGTAAGCGGGAGCAATCCGGATTTCCCGTACCAGCCGCAGCATTTCAAGATCGAAGGGACGACATTTACCTATGCAGACGACAGTGCGCTTCGGTGGGACGAAGGCTTGCTGGAGCGCCGGAAAGCGAACGCAGAGAAGATTAAGCTGAACGTGGAAGAGTGGATGCTGACGATCCCGGCGCGGATGCAGCGGATCATCCGATGGAAATTCCTCGAAGAGCTGACATGGGAGGAGGTGGCTGTGAAGATGGGGCGGAAGGCAACGGGGGATAGTGTGAGATTGGAATTTCAGAGATTTATGGCAGAAAAATAAAAGTTTGTTCACTTTGTTCGCATTGTTCGGTTTTAAAATGTTATAGTATAAACTGACAGTAGTGGATAAGCCACTACTTCCCCCACATACATCTTTGAGAAGCACTTGACTGTAGAAATGCGGTTGGGTGCTTTTTATGATACCATATTTGGTAATATAGATTTTTGCCGGTTTATGGTGTATGATGAAGAAAAATGTATTGTGTGGGAGGGATTAAAAGTGGATTTTTTAAAAAATATAAACTTGTTCTTCGATAAGTATGGGGTGACAATAGAGAGAATCGATGCCCTGATCGGCATAATTACTGTTGCGGGAGCCGCAATATTTGGATTTGTTAGAAGAAAAAAAGAACAGAAAAAGAGAAGAAAAAGCTAAAATTATTATCAAAAATTCAGAACTTGAAAATTCCCAAGTAGCAGAAACGATTAATAATTACGGATTATCACATTCTGAGGTAAAAGAAGTGGCAAGAGACGTTGTTACTCAAGAGACTCTAAATAAGCCTAATGTATATATTCAGAAAGAAGAGCCTGTAGATGCGAAACTGGGAGATATTTGGTATAAAATAGAGGAATAAACATATAGTTCACTGATTTATTAACAAGTATGTTGAAGGAGCAGGATTAATCCCTGCTTCTTTTCTTTTCCAAAAAAAACAACAACGGCCCTTAGCTCAGCAGGTCAGATCATCCGGCTCATAACCGGTCGGTCGCAGGTTCGATTCCTGCATGGTCCACTGGCCAACGTGCCAACATTGGTTTCTCCTTGATCCTCCTAGCGGAATGCTGTTAAGGGCTGTCAAAAGTCCGGAAGGATTTTATTTGTAAATGAATTGAGAGGTGGTGAGGTGAAAAGTGAGAAAGTAAGAGAACAGGCTTTTCGGGATTATCAGGAAGGAATGAAGTATAAGGAGATCGCTGAAAAGTATGGGGTAAGTCTTTCGACGGTCAAGTCCTGGGCGTCGAGATACTGGAAAAAAGGTTGCAACCTTGAAGAAAAAAAGTTGCAACCAAAAGGGAAAAAGGTTGCAACCAAAGAAAAGAGTAAAAGAGCCGTTGCGGAAGATGTTGGTCAAGTATTGGAAAATGCTGATTTAACAGATAAACAAAGGCTTTTCTGCTTATATTATGTTCGGTGCTTCAACGCTACAAAAGCATATAAGAAAGCATATGGCAGCAGCTATGATGTCGCAAATTCGGAAGGATACCGTCTCCTTGTAAATCCTTGTATCCGGGATGAGATTATGAAGCTGAAACAGAACCGTCTGAACCGCGAGCTTTTGGATGAGCATGATATTTTTCAGAAGTATATGGATATTGCATTTGCGGATATGACGGATTATGTTTCGTTTGGGCGTGAAACCGTTCCAGTAATGGGGGCGTTTGGGCCGATCACGGTGACGGATGAAAAGACGGGAGAAAAAATTCCGCTGACAAAAGAAATAAACGTGGTAAAATTCAGGGAATCAACGGATGTGGATGGGACGCTTATTGCCGAAGTCAAGCAAGGGAAAGATGGTGCAAGTGTGAAACTGATGGACCGGATGAAGGCAATGAATTGGCTGACGGATCATATGGATCTGGCAACGGAAGAGCAGCGCGCCCGGATCGCTGTCCTGAAAGCGAAGACAAATGTCGCAGAAGATGAGGATGCGGCAGCAGACGATGGTTTCCTTGCGGCACTGAATGGAACCGCAGGGGAGGACTGGTCGGATGAGGCAGATTAAGCGTTTTTTCCAATTCAAGCCGTTTTCGCAAAAGCAGCGAAAAATCCTGAATTGGTGGTGCCCGGATTCCCCGGTAAAGGGTTATGACGGGATCATTGCAGATGGCGCAATCAGATCCGGCAAGACAGTGAGCATGTCGCTGTCCTTTGCGATCTGGGCAATGGATACGTTTAACGGACAGAATTTTGCCATGTGTGGCAAGACGATCGGTTCATTCAGACGAAACGTTCTGTTTTGGTTGAAGCTGATGCTGAAAAGCCGCGGGTATCAGGTCTCAGATCACAGGGCGGATAACCTGGTGATTATCAGACGCGGGGCTGTGGAGAACTATTTTTATATTTTCGGCGGCAAGGATGAACGATCACAAGACCTGATTCAGGGCATTACGCTGGCGGGTGTTTTTTTTGATGAAGTGGCGTTAATGCCGGAAAGCTTTGTAAATCAGGCAACCGGACGCTGCTCTGTACAAGGGTCAAAATACTGGTTTAACTGTAACCCAGACGGTCCGTATCACTGGTTTAAAATAAACTGGATCAATAAATCGACCGGATACCTCGGAAAAGAGAAGACAGCGAAGGTCAGGGCGGAAGCCGCAGCAAAAGGGCTGGAAGCAGGGCTAAAAAATATCTTGTATGTCCACTTTACGATGGACGACAATTTGAGCCTGTCAGAAGAGATCAAAGCCAGGTACCGCAGTATGTACACCGGCGTGTTTTTCAAACGCTACATTTTAGGCTTGTGGGCAATGGCGGAAGGAATTATCTATGACATGTTTGACGCTGATAAGCATGTACAGAAGATAACAGATTTCTTCCGGTGTCTGAAAGACGGCGGGCGATATGTAAGCTGCGACTATGGTACGCAAAACGCAACTGTTTTTTTACTATGGAACAAGGGCAACAACGGGAAATGGTACTGCGTTCGGGAATATTATTATTCCGGGCGTGCGAAAGGGAAACAGAAAACAGATGGAGAATATGCAGATGATTTTGAAAAGTGGCTGGATGGCGTCCCGATCAGAGCAGTGATTGTAGACCCGGCAGCCGCTTCTTTTATCGCGGAACTGAGGAAACGTGGATATCGTGTCCTGAAAGCAGACAACGATGTGGAGGATGGCATACGAGAGGTTGCCTCCATGCTTAACATGGGCTTGCTGGTATTTTGCGATACCTGCATCAATACGATCATGGAATTTGGATCCTACATCTGGGATGAAAAAGCAGCACAGCAGGGCGAGGACAGACCGGTAAAAGAAAATGACCACGCGATGGACGCAGTAAGATATTTTGTGTATACAATTCTGAGTAAGCGGACAGGGCGTGTGAAAAATAAAGCAAAATACGGCTTTGATTAAAGCGAGGTGATATGGATGTATAAGTTTACAATGCCCGCGGACAAGTGGGACGAAACAGCACCAGACAAGCAGGCAATCCGGCTGCTGATTATGAAGCATCAGAAGTTTAGAGAGAAGCTTGCAAAAAAGAAAAAGTATTATGAAGGCGAGCATAAGATACTGGATGAAGCGGAGCGCAAAAATAAGCTGGTGTGTAACCATGCAAAGGACATTGCTGACACGGCATCCAGTTATTTTATTGGGAATCCGGTATCCTACAAAAGCAGCGCAGACATTGCTGCATTGACGGAGCCGTTGGAACTTGCCGGGGCAGACGAGGCGGACGGGGATAATGGTCTGGATTTGTCTATTTACGGGCTCGCTTTTGAGTATATTTACGCAAAAGAGGGCGAAACCGATCTGATTATCAAGAATCTGTCCCCGGAAAATACCTTTATGGTATACGACGACAGCATCGAAGAAAACGAGCTGTTTGCTGTGTACTATTCCATTCGCAAGGACGACGGGCACGATACAAAAATTATATACGTCGCCACCGTCGTTACGAAGAATTTCCGGTATGTGCTGGACATCGAGGATATCGAGGGACCACAGGCACTGCTGGAAGAGCCAGAACCACACTACATGGATGAAGTGCCGATTGTTGCATATCAGAACAACAAGCTTGGTATTGGGGACTATGAGCTGCAGATCCCGCTTATCGACGCGTACAACGCTCTGATGTCCGACCGTGTGACGGATAAAGAGCAGTTTGTAGATGCGATCCTTGCCCTATATGGCTTTATGCTGGGGGACGAAGCGGGAAAAGATGCAGACGGTAGGACAGCGCCGCAGCGGTTAAAAGAAGATAGGCTGCTGGAAATGCCTGCAGATGCGAGGGCGGAATACATCACGCGGACGTTTGATGAATCCGGTGTTGAGATCCTGAAAAAGGCAATCGAGCAGGACATCCACAAATTTTCCCATATTCCGTGCATGTCCGATGAATCGTTTGGCGGCAATGTGTCGGGAGTAGCGATGGAGTTTAAACTCCTTGGAATGGAAAACATTACGAAGATTAAAACGAGGTATTACCGCAAGGGGCTGCGCAAGCGGCTCCGTATTTTTGCCAATTTTCTCTCTAAAAAGGGGATTGCGGTAGATATTACAGGTATTACGCCGACCTTTACCCGCGCGATGCCGAAAAATCTGCTGGAAATTAGTCAGATCGTAAGTAACCTGTGGGGGAAGGTAAGCCGGAAAACGTTGCTGTCTCAGGTTCCTTTTGTGGATGATGTGGACGAAGAGCTGAAAGCTGTGGAAAAAGAAGAGCAGGAGAATCTGGAAAAGCAGCAAGCCATGTTTGGACTGGGCAGCAATACGCCGCCGGGCACACCGCCAAAGGATGATGTAGATGAGTGATTACTGGGAACGTCGGAAAGCGCAGCAGATGTTTGAGTATATGGCTGGAACGGAAGAGCGGGCGGGTAGTATCGCAAAGCTGTATCTGCAGGCATCCCGGTATTTTGCCGGAAAGATGGATACAATCTTTGAACGATACCGGAAGCAGAACGGGCTGAGCGAAGTGGATGCAAGGCGGCTGCTGAACCAGATCAGAACGCCGGGAGATATCGACGAATTAAAACAGCTGTTGCGGCAGGCGACGGAGGACGGGAACAGCGAAAAGCGCAAACAGCTCCTTGGAGAGCTGGAAGCTCCGGCATACCGGGCAAGACTGGAACGGCTGCAGCGGATGTATGGCAATCTGGATAAGGTTATGCAGAGCATTTATAAGCAGGAGCAGATCGAGCACGAAGCATGGTATTTAGAGCTGGCAGCAGACGCATATTATCATTCTGTGTTCGATCTGCAGGGGCAGACCGGTCTTGCCTATTCCTTTGGGTATATCTCCCCGAAGATGATAGAGCGTGTTATTAACAGCCGGTGGAACGGTGCAAACTACTCCGAACGCATATGGGGCAACACCCAGAAGCTTGCTGACGACCTGAAACAGGAATTACTGTTAAGCCTGGTAACGGGAAGGACAGACCGGGAAGCGGCAGAGGTATTTGCGCAGCGCTTTGCTGTGGGCGCAAGCTATGCAAGACGACTGATCCGGACAGAATCCTGTTATCTATGTACCCAGATGGACATGTTAAGCTATGAGGACTCCGAAATTGAGTATTATCGGTATCTGGCAACGCTGGATTTACGGACATCAAAAATTTGCCGGGAGCTGGACGGCAAAGTATTCAGGGTTGCGGATCAGCAGACAGGCGTAAACGCTCCGCCGATGCATCCGTGGTGCAGGTCAACTACTACAGCGGCACTGAGCGACGAAGATTTAGCCCGGCTTACCCGCAGGGCAATCGATCCGGTGACCGGAAAAGAAATCCATGTGCCTGCCGGCATGACATACGATCAATGGTATCAGACCTATGTAGTCGGAAATCCGGAAGCGGAGCTGAATGAAAAGAAGATCAGAAACCGATATTCTGACCGGAAGCAGCTCGAACGGTATCGGGCAATCATCGGCGACGACATACCGAAAAATCTGGATGATTTCCAGAATTTGAAGTATAATGAACCTGAGAAATGGAAAGAGCTTAAATCCTTAAAGGCGTACCTGAAAAAACATCCGGGGAACACCCGGCAGGATTACGATGTCCAAACAGCGCTGAAAGAAGCCGGAATAAAAGGAGTTGCAAAAGTAAACCCTGAAAAGCTCGATGTTTCTGGATATACCTATGATGCGGATCACATTAATACAGAGCGTTCCCACATGGTCAGCCGTGAAGAGGCGGAACGATTTATAAGGGAATCTGATGTGTCGCTTACCCGATGTAATGGCAGGTTTGTAAATTATTACAGCAAAGACGGGGCAACGTATGTGGATGTAGAAAACAAGAGCATCAGGACATCTTTTTCAAGTAGAGAATTTGATGGAAATACTTTAAAAATCAGGGAGGTTGTAGAAAAGTATGCAGGAAAGAACGATTGTGTGCCCAATCCTGAAAAAGCAGATTGATGATACGATCTGCTACGATATCCATATGAATGTCGAGGGGCTGCTTCCTGACTGGGGAGTACCAAAGGAAGTTGTATGTATACCGGACTACAAGCGGATTTGTATGGAATGCAAAAATCATAAGGAGTAAATACCACCAGTCAAAAGACCGGTGGTATTTTTATACCCATTTTTAAGAAAGAGAGGAAGAGCAACATGGAAAATGAAGAATTTTTAAGACTGTGTAAAGCAAAGGTAGCTGAGTACACCAATGCACATATGGATAAGACAGATCGGCAACAGATACATGTAAATGACGTTTATTTAGTGTGGAGTTGCAAGGCATTACAGAACAACAAAGCACTGCTTAGCACTACAGTTCCGGATGGCATGTACTACGAACTGACATACAACGGCGATAAAAAGGAACTATATTTGGATGCTTATAAGAAATTTGAAAATCAGTGTTTTAAAATGTAGGAGGAGAAGAACATGAAGGCAATGTTATCACAGCCAATGGCTGGAAAGACTGACGCAGAAATTATTGCAACCAGAGAAAAAGCAATCAATGCATTAAAAGAAAAGGGATATGAAATTGTAAATACCCTTTTTACAGATGAATGGTATAGCAAAGAAAAAATGGAAGAACGCGGAGTCGTGCAGATTCCTTTATGCTTTCTTGCAAAATCCTTGGAGAATATGAGCTTGTGCCA